AATTAAACCTTTGCCAATAACTGTAGGTATTAAGAATTCTCTTAATTCTATATCATAATACCCACAAAGTAGACCACACATATCAAATGTGAGATTTGGCCATGAAGACATTAGCAATATGCTTGAAAAAATTATTTTTTTATTTGTAAAATCTATTTTTTCGGTAACTTTAGTTTTAATAATGTTATAGAGTCTTAATAGTTTCTTATTTGATATAAAATCTAATGATATTTGAGATTTATCATATTTTTTAGCTAATAAATATGGTGGCAATTCTCCTAAAGCACTCCCAATTCCCCATATTATTATTGTTGGTAAGCATTTAAGGATTGTATTAAAAATTGTTGGTTGTTCAGCTAAATCATAAGTATTTATAATGTATGGAAATAGGAAGAATATCCCTGTATGAAATCCGAACCCAAGACCAATTGTAGATAATATACCGAGACCTAACCAATATAGAATTGTAAAAATTAATGAATTAACATAATATAACTCTGCATTAAGACTTACAAAAATGAAATAAGTTGTTAGCACACTTAAGTAAAGTTTAATATTACTATAAATATAATGATTAAAGATACGTTCTAAATATTTAGCAGCATAGTTAATTTCTTTAATTTTAGTTTGAAATCTATTGTTAAGCATTTTATTTTTAATTATTAATTTATGTTTAAATATATTAATTTATTTATATAGTTATATTATATGAATAAAAAAGATCGTATACGTATATATAATAAATTAAAAGATAATATACATCTTCAAGAAGAAATTATGCAAAAAAAGGCTGACGAAATAAAATCATTTTTACAATTTATAATGTATGACTTTGTCGGTGATACAGATATGAAGAGAGACGAAGTAACTACTAAAAAATTTTTTACTAATAAAGATAATGATGTTTTTGAACATATACGGAAAATAGCAAATGAGCTTACATTAGAAAAATTAACTGAAGGATTATAAGCTATTTACATAATTCTTTATGGGGTTCTACATATTTAGAACAAAAATTAAGATGCTCTTTCCCAAATACTTCTATATTGCGTTGAATACAATCATTTATTAATAGTTGATATAATTCACAATAATATTTTATTCTTGCTTCATTTTCGTTCATATTAAATAATTTATATAATTTATAAAAATAATTTTATGTAATTTTACAAAAAAAAAAATATATTATTTATATATAAAATGAATAATGTTGTGTTGATTACTGGTATTGTATCTTTGGTTATAAGTGTTGTAATTTTGTTATATGTTTTAGAATTAGAAAAAGAGAAATGTGAATGTTCTCAGCATTGGATGCGTGATATGATTAAATACTGGACTATTGTTGTAATTGTTATGGGTGTATTAAATTTAGTAGCACCAAAAGCATTAGATGCATGCGTTTCTAATCCAGTTTGTTCTGTAGTACATGGATTATATGGATTAGTTGGATTAGTTTACATTATTATACTAATTGTATACTATGTCCATCTTGAAAAACAGGAAAATTGCAATTGTGCTTCAGACTGGAAAAAACATGCACTAATTATTCCAGTTATTGTTTTTGTTATTTTTTTTGGTATTGGATTTTTTATTGGATTTAGACGTTCTTCGTTACGAAGAATGAATAGACGTAAATTAAGTAATGGACCTAAAAAAACAAACAATAAGTAATTTTAATATATAGTTATATTATGGGTATTTTGGGATTAGTTTTTATTATTATAATTTTAATGTATATTTTAGAATTAGAGAAAAAAAAATGTGACTGTTCTAAACATTGGATGAGGGATTTTATTAAATATGTATCTATAATTATGCTTATAATAACAACAATAATATTATTTATTCCAAATGGTAAAGAATTATGTAAAAAAAATCCTTTATGTAGAGTATTTCTTGGATTGTATGGATTATTAGTATTATCTTATAGTATCATAATATTAGTATATTATTTCCATATTAAAAAAATAAAAGCTAACTGTCATTGTGCTTTAGATTTGAAACGTTATGCGTTACTTTATCCATTTATTGGAATATTTATTGCTATAATGATTCTGATAATTGTTTTGATATTTTTATTCTATAATCCACGAAAATATCTACCAAAATTTGCAAAAAATTTAAACAAAGTATCAGGATCAGTTAAAAAATCAAGCCGTAAGTAATTTATTTTTAACACATGAATACAGATTAATATTGTAATCTAAATTAATATTTAATTTTTTACATTCTTTTTTAATGAATTTAAATAATTTTCTGTTTACTATAACATAAATAAGCAAAAAAACAACTAAATAAATCATTTGATATATATAAATATTTAAAGAATACAATCATTACACATATAATGAAAAACTTATTTTATCTACTATTTATTTCTTTATTTAGTTCAGTTTATAGCAACGATATAATATTTATGATTGATTCATCTAAATCTATTTTTGGTTCTGAGCAATGTGATTACGCACATCTCATACAGAATTTTACAAGTGATTTTGTTGATGTATTATCTTCATACAATACAATAAATTTTGCTTCAGTTCAATACAACGTTAAGGGAACTATTGATTTTCCATTTTGCAATAATAATAGTGAAGTGTATGACAACATGAAACACTATGATTTTGAATTTGGAGCACCAACTGTTATTCATACAGGATTGGAAAAAGTGAGCGAATTATATAGTGATAATTCTAAAATGAATAATAATGGAGAACAAATTTATTTAGTATTACTCAGTGATGGTGAATCACTCAATAAAGAAGATTTTCAGAATACATTATCATATTACCCATTTAATTCAACACAATTTAATACTATACTCATTAAAATAGGAACACATATAGTAGATAATAATATTGTGTTAGAGGTATTTAATAATACTGAATTGAATTATTTAACTTGTCAACATAATCCTTTAGAACACATATTTAATAATACAATGTTTTATTCTACAACAACTAGTACAACAAGTTCAACCATAACCAGTTCAACCATAACCAGTTCAACCATAACAAGTACAACAAGTACAACAAGTACAACAAGTACAACAAGTACAACAAGTACAACAACCAGTACAACAACCAGTACAACAACCAGTACAACTAACACTTCTGTATCCATAAAAAATAATTACACGACAACTTCAACAAATATAAGTAATAAAAATAGCTCTATAGATTGCGGTAATAATACAATACCAAATTCTATTAATAGTCATACAGTTATTAGTATATATAAAATACTTGTGTATGTTACTACAGGTATAATATTATTGTGTTCAGTTTTAGCATGCTTCTTTATATGTTGTTATAAAACAAATAAAAAAATAAAACCAAGCATAGATTACGATTCTGAAACTGAACATAGTAATAATGCAAATGTTATTCATCATGGTAATATAATTCCTATGTTTGGGAGGAGTATTAAAAATGAAATGTATGAGGCAAATTATACAACCAATACAAACAATACAAACAATACAAACAATGGCGAGTATATTGAAGTAGATGATTCATTGGATAATCATAATTATTTGCGATATAATTCGAAAAAGACTACAGATTTTTAAAATAACACAACTAAATTTATTTAAGAATTTATAATAAATTTAAATATATGATAAATAAACAAGATAAGCCTAAATATGGTATTATTATAATTATAAATAAATACAACAAAATTACAAAATTAGATGTATTAGTTACTCAATGGAGTTTAAACGAAGATAAATGTCATGTGGCTAAAGAAGTAAAAGTCCCATATGAATCAATATATTTTAGAGAAACAACCGGTGATGGATGGAGACGATATAATAAATATACTGTTCCAAAATATACTGATACTAATGGAGATATTATTAATTTTATTACTCATAATAATTATTAAGTATATCTGTAAATGCTTCAAGGAATATATCAATATCCTCTTTTTCTATATTTAATGGTGGTAAAAGTCTTATATATTGATTTTCATTTCCAGCAGTTAAAACTAATATATTTCTATCACGTAATTTACTAACAATATCGGCTACCATAATAGAATTTCCATTTAACTGTATACCAATCATAAGACCATATTGTCGTATTTCATTTATCAAACCAATATCTTTTAATGAATTTTTAATATAATTACCGTATATATTTACATTTTCTTGTAAAATAGGGTCATTTAAAATATCTATTGTAGCTGATGCTGCAGCACTTGAAATAGCATTACCACCATATGTTCCACCCAATGACCCTAATGGTAATGTATTCATTATTTCAGATGAAGCTATTACACCAGCAATAGGATATCCACTTCCTATACCTTTAGCAAAAGTAATTATATCAGGATTTATATTTTTTTGACTAAAATTCCACCATGTTCCTGTTCGCATAGATCCACATTGAACTTCGTCTGCTACAAGCATAATATTATTTTCATTACATATTTTTTCCGTATATTTAAGAAATTCTTTGTCAATAGATTTAACACCACCTTCACCCTGAATAGATTCAAATATTATAGCAGCAGTATCATCTGGTGCTGATTGATATGATAGCAATGTGTCTAATGAAGATTTAGTAAAATCACTACAAAAATAAGTATTTGATAAAAGAGGGGTTATTCCACGTTTACAATTTAAGTTTGAGCTTGTTACCGATAAAGCTCCTAAAGTGCGCCCATGAAATCCGCCATTTATAGAAATAATGTTTGATTTCTTGGTATAAGCTCTTGCTATTTTAATGACATTATCTGTTGCTTCAGAACCTGTGCTAACATAGAAAATATTATCTAATGTTTTATTTGGCATTATATTTAATATTTTTTCAGTTAATTCTATTTGTATTGGATGAGATTTAAATATTTGTTGTGGCATATGCACATAGCTTTCAAGTTGCTTCGTTACTTTTTCAACTACTTTGGGATGATTATGTCCTGTGCTGAGCGCACCTATACCAGAAGTTAAATCTAAATATGTATCATTTTCGGTAAAAATATAAGAACCTTTTGCACCAATTGGTAAAATTGCTTTATGCAACTTTGAAATAGATTTAGGAATATGATTTAATATATTCATAAATAAATGAAATATATTAATTATTTTTAAATATAAAATAAATTAAAATAACCCACATAAATAGTCTTCATTAGAAGTAGACTATTTAGGGCTACATAAATAGTCTTCATTAGAAGTAGACTATTTAGGGCTACATAAATAGTCTTCATTAGAAGTAGACTATTTAGGGCTACATAAATAGTCTTCACCGGAAATCTTCTTAACTTTATAGTTTATTTTTTTCATAAAAGCAATGAATTCTTTTTGTCTTTTAGGTCTATTCCAGACTTCAATTAAAATTTTAGGTTTATTTCGTTGAATTGTTTTTAATGCGCCTTCTAAAACAGCTATTTCATGTCCTTCAACATCTATTTTCATAATAGATATATTTTTAAAATTGTATGAATCAAGTGGTTTCATTTTAACATTATAATTACTATTCCAACTCTTTATTGATTTATTTTTTTCAGTACAAATAGTAGATCCACCTGTATTATCACTACAGAATTGTATAGACCCCTTTTTATTTGATAGTGCCACATTATACACTTTTACATTTTTAATTTTATTTTTCCTTATACTTGATTTGATCATTTCGCAAGCCCATGGTTGAGGTTCAAACGTATATACTTTACCATTACCTTTTGAACTTATATCTGCTAAAGCTAATGTATGTGTTCCAATGAAAGCGCCAATATCAAGCACATTTGTATTAGGTTTTGCATTCTCGTATAATATTTTAGAAATATGTTTTTCCCAAGAGCCATTTTTTAAATGTCGTCGAACAACCGCACTTCTTTTTGTTTTTGGTGTATCTGGGACGCACATTTTTTTAGTAGATTTTGGGAATTTAACATCGCGCCATACACTTTTTACTTTTTTAGACTTCATTAATAATAACAAATATATTTATTTTAACCTTTTATAAAAAGTTGATCAAAAACAAACTAACTTTTTTCTTAAAATTTTTTTTTAAAAAAAGCTTTAAAAAGTTTCTTTTAAAAGTTCAAGTGGTATTGGACCATTTTTTAATATTTTTTGATGAAATTCCTTAGAAGAGTTATTTTTATTATTTATTTTAAATTGTTTTTTTAAATCAAGTATGATGCGCTCTCCAATTTTATAGGATAATGCTTGACTGGGTAATGCTATATATCTTAAAAGTTGGTCTTTAATCTTTGAATCAGTATCAAAACTATATCTTTTATAATAATTAAATGTTTTGTTATAAGTCCAACCGTAGTAATGAATACCTGTATCTACAACAAGTCTTAACGCACGGATCATTTCTAAAACAAGTTTTCCATAATAGCTTTCATAAGTTTTATATTTTCCAAGATTTTCACAATATAACGCCCATCCTTCTTGATAAGCATCATTAGGATAACATTTTAAAAATAAAGGAATATCATTGCTTTCATTAACATAGGTTATTTGATAATGATGTCCTGGATTAGCTTCGTGCAATGTGAGTGATTCTATTTCAATCTTATTATTATCTTTATAATTTTTAAGATTTATATAGAATTTACCTTGCCGTTTCCCTTCTAAATCACCACCCATATAATAGGCTTCTGCGGAAAAATCTTCATTTGATTTTGGAACCGGTATAATGTGACATTTACCTTTGACATTACTGAAAAATTGTGTTTTCATTACAGTATTATTTATTAATTTTAATTCATTTTTATAATCACTAAGCAAATTTTCTTTAGATTTGAAATTTAAATCACGACGTTTTGATAAATACTTATTAAATTCTTTTAATGTCCCTTTAAATTCTAATTTATCTTTTATAATATGCATTTCTTCATGTATACGTTTAACTTCTGATAATCCGTATTTATGAATACTATCGACTGTTATATTTTTTAATGTTGTAGAACTTTTAACTAAATATTTATATTCTCTCAATCCATTCGGCAATCCAATCATACCAATACTGCTTCTTGCCTTAGATAAATATTTATTTTTTAAAAAATCATGTAATTTATTGAGTGGTGGAACAAATATGGACGCACATTTAGCATTAAAATCAAAATTTAGTTTATATTTGATTGATTTGTTTAAATAGGATTTATTATTTAAAAATTCATTTAGTTGTGAAATTAGTTTTTCAACTAATATTTTAGGAAGTGTATATTTTAATGTAATTCCTTTTTCCATATTATAAATGATTGAATCTACTATTTCATCAAAATTACATATTTTGGTAATAAAATCATAGTAATCTTGTTTTTTATTAAAAGTGTATATGCCTTCACCACTTGCCATCTCAAGAATATAATACAGTATGTTTTCTTGATGATTTATAGGAGTTAATTCAAAATTATAATTGTAGGATTCAAGAACATCATTACAAATATACATTAATGTTTTATCATATATATTGGGTCTTTTTTTTTTACTTAATATAGTCAAGTATTTGGTATGTAATTCCTTTTGTTTTGTTATATGATCCAAAGATAATGGATTTTCCATTGATTTCTTTAAATGTTTGTAATCGCTAAGATTCAAACAATCATATAAAGAAGGGGTTAAAGTAATGTATTCATCAAAATAGTTATCATATATTTTCATATAGTATATTATTATAAAATTATATTTTTATTCAAAAATATTTAAAAACGTTGTATGCTAATATATTATCATGCTAATTGAACACGAAAAGGTAAATTATAGTTATGATGATATAACTAATTTAATTAAAAATAATATCCAAAAAATTAAACAGTTTGATCCAGATTATGTTATTGCGATTGGTGGAGGAGGATTAATTCCAGCGCGAATCATACGGAATTATATAGATAGACATATATATGTTGTAACACTCTCATTATACAATGATACTGAAATGGGAAATAAAATTGAAATTGTTCAATGGGTAGACTTAGATCTAAAAGATAAAAAAGTACTTATTATAGATGAAGTAGATGATAGTAGAAAAACATTAGATTTTTGTATTGAAGAATTAAAATCTAAAAATAATGCAGAAAATATTGGCGTGTTTGTTTTACAAAATAAAATAAAAAATAAAGTGTCTGAATTAAATGATATTTATTATATGTGTTGTGAAGAAGTAGAAGATAAATGGATTGTATATCCATGGGATTAAATTAAATTAAATTATTATATTATATTATATGTTAAAGTTATTAGAATTGCCAAGAAAATCGCAAATTAAAAAAACATCATCTGGATATTCTTATAAAGAATCAGTTAGTAATGTTACATGTAATTTTAAAGGGACTGAACCAAGTCCAAAAGGATTTGGTTTATGTGCGCGTATGGTTCTTGAAGGTGAACATGCTAAAGGTACTGATGGTAATATTTGGGTAAAAAAAGGTGTAAGATGGGTAAAAGATAAAACATATAATCAATCTAAAAAAGTTGTTAAGGTTTTTCATGCAGCATCAGCTAAATCTAATAATAAATCAAAAGTTAAAAAACATAAAAAGCAAACTGGATCTAACGCATTGAAAATCCATAATGAAGTCTATAAAGTATGGAATAAAGTAGCAAAAAAAAGTAAAAAACGTTATGGTTCTGAAGATTATCTTATAGCACATCCTGATGGACTTGGTACAGATCAAAAATATTTATATTGGGAAGAATGTGTTTCAAAAGACCTTCCTAAAAGAGAATGTAATAAAATAATTACAATGCTAAAAAAAGATTTATCCAAAATGAATAAAGCATTAGAAAAAGTAAATAAGCCAGTTAAACCTAAAGTTAACAAAACCCTTAAAAAAGTTGAAAAAAATAATTTATATAAGTATTCTAGTATAGCTGAATGGCGTAAAATATCTCCTTTAGGTAAAAAATTTAATAAAATGGTTTTAAAAGTTAATAAGGGTAGTAAATGGGATTATAAACTTGCCGAACAATATAATTTAGAAGAGAACAAAATGGAAAAAAAATTTGATAAACCAGTTAAAGTAAAAAAACTTGGAAAATCAGAAGCATTAAAAATACACGATGAAATATATAAAGTATGGGATAAAGTTTCAAAACAAAGTATGAAATTACATGGGTTTAAAGAATATTTTATACCAAATCCTCAATTCCATAATATTTCTAAAGCAAAATCTTTTAAACATAATATAAAAACTACTGATGATAATGGTTTCTCTTTATATTGTGATTGTGGGCTTAATACTGGAGATAAATATTTGTATTATGAATCATGTATATCTAAATCAAGACCTAAAAAAGAATGTAATAAATATATTACCATGCTTAATAAGGATTTAACTAATGTTCAAAAGGCACTTGAACTATCGAAGAAACAAATTGTTAAAAAATCTAAAGTTAAAGCCAAAAAAACACCTGTTAAAGTTAAAGCTAAAAAGGCTAAAAAACAAACAAAATCTGAAGCTTTAAAAATCCACAATGAAGTTTATAAAGTATGGGATAAAGTAGCAAAAAAAAGTAAAAAAATATATGGAGATGAAGAACATATTATACACCATCCTGATGGACTCGCATGGGGTTATGGTACGTATCAAAAATATTTAGATTATGAAAATTGTATAGCAAATTCAAAACCAAAAAGAGAATGTAATAAATTAGTTACAATGCTCAAAAAAGACTTAATTAAAATGAATAAAGCATTAGACAAAGTTAATAAAAAATCAAAATCTAAATAAAGCTAAGGATTTTTAATTTCATTACCACAATTTCCTATTAAATATACACCTATAAGTATAAATACTATACCAAATAATCCTTTAGAATTTATTGGAGCCCCCAAGAAAAAATAGGATAATATTAATGAGAACAAACAAGTTGTGCTTATAACTGCAACAGTATATCCTATATTTTGTGATATTTTAAAGGTGTATATGATAGTTATTAATGCTAAGAAACCGAAAATACCTGATAATATAATAGCATATCTAGTATAATTAAATTCTAGTTTTAATATATCTTTAATTTTATCTTTGTTTAACAACAATTTTAATGGATTATATTTTAAGTAAATTAGAAGAATAATGATGCAAGCTAAATATATTATACCATGACTCCAAAAAATATATTCAAAATTAGACGTACCTTTATCAAGTGAGTATTTAGCTAATATATCCGAAAAACTAAGAAGAAGTGCACTTAAAAGAGCAAAAAATATATACATATAATTTTATATAATATTATTTATATACATAAATGATATAATTCGTCTTGACATATATCATTCCATTCTATATGTTTAATATTACCATTATAACTAATCCACAATGAACAGTATCCTTCATCAGTTGAATATTCATTTTTAAAATAACATTGTGGATATTTTTTTATTAATATATTTAAATAATGATTTACATCAGACTTACCCCTAATAATAATAGTTAAATTATTAGAAGTTTTTTTTCCACTCATATTACGAAATATAGGCCCTCTTTTTACAACCATGTTGGTATCTACATTATTCATATATTCCATTAAATATTTTAGATCATTTAGTTCATTATCATTTATTTTAGTATCATTTATTTTAGTATCATTTAGTTCATCATCATTTAATATTAGACCTCCATTCTCTATATCATCAATAACTATACTAGGACCAAATATTGTAATATAATTTTTACCATCAATACCCATAGTATATTATAGTATATTATAGTATATTATAGTATATTATAGTATATTATAGTATAGTATATGTGTTACAAATATTTTTAAATAGTTTTATAGAAAGATATTTAAAAATTAAATTTTATTTATTTTAAATGGACAAATATATTATTACTGCGAATAATATATTGATTGTTTTGGGCTTATATATTATAATAGCCTTCTTTCTAAGTTTAAATACTAATTATCAAAAAATTAAGTTAGAAAAACAGATGTATATTATAAAAAACGTTGTAAAAAGCTTAGTATTACTATATGTTGGTTTTTTTTCGTCAATAGATTTCATATATTTTATTTACAATGAAGAATTTGAAATGAATGCTGTATATGATTATGCTTCATTTTATGTAGCAAATGATTTCATAGCATTATTAATTGTACCTAATTTACCGAAAACTACAATATTACATCACAAGATAACATGTTTATTTTTAGTATATACATTACACGTTGATTTCAATAGCATAGAAAATGTGGGTCAGCTATTATTTATATATACTATATTTTCAAGCTATGCATTTTTAGTAAATTTCTATCTTGGAATCCGATTTTTAAAAAATAAAAATGATGCTAAGTCGCTTTTAAATAAAATAATAAATAATAGCAAAAAATACGCTTATTATATTTACACTATTAGTTGTATTATAAATTGGTTGATCCATATAGTATTATTAAGTTATAGAGCATATTTAGGGGTGTTTAATCTACACTATATGTTATATTCAGGATTACTCTATTTTATTATAAAAGATGACCTAATATTAATGAGTTGGTTAAAAAATTAATTATTTTCTACTTTAAGATATTCTATTTCTAATGACGCTTCTTTTGTAGACGGTTGAGGGAAATTAATAATTAGTCCATAATCAACTTTATTGCTTCGTTGTTCTTTATTTAAAACATTAAAATATTTTTTAATTTGTGCTATTTCTTGTGGTTGAATTTTACGATGAATAGCTTTAAGTTCTAAAATTATATTTAGATCATGAATAAATATATCAATACGAACAGATTCTAAGTTATGTAGTTTACCTTGAGAATCTTTATATTTAACGATTATATTCATTTCAGTATCAATATTATAGTTAAGACAATTGAGTTCATATACTAATGCTTTATGATATATACGTTCTGTGTGTCCAATACCTAAACTTTTAAAGACTCTTTTACATGCGGTAATAATGTGTTCCATTTTAAAACAAATGTATATTTACATTGAATTATAATTTAAAAAATAAATCAATTTTAAAATATTTAATGTTTAATTATATTATGGTAAACAGAATAAAAAAAACTAAAAAGACTAATAAATATTACTCTAAAATTATGAATGTTATGATGAATAAAATTGACAAACGCAGGTTATCTAAAAAAGATAAAAAATTATTTAAATCTCTTTTAGATAATTTGCATGAAATATGCGAAATTTACACTACAAAAAAATAAATCTTAATTATATATGTTTGGGTATTTGGCAGAATTATATCAACAATATATTAATAAACCACGCGAATTTTATTATCTATCATTAATAAAAGAATCTGATGGATTTTATAGTATTCATGGTCTTTGGCCACAATATTCATTAAATTCATACCCTACTTTTTGTAGACCTGTAAATTTCTCATTCGATAAATTAGAACCTATTATTGAAAAATTAAATAAATACTGGAAGTCTAATAAAGACGATAATGACTATTTTTGGAAGCATGAATATGAAAAACACG